ATTGATCCAAAGGCATATAAGTCATTTAAAAATAACTGATAACGAATATTAAACAAACCATCATAAACAGTGTCAGATCTGACTTTAAATATCTGATTGACTCCAATCACAGACGGAGGCATTTGTATATAATTATTATTTTCTTCTAAATCAAAAGTTGTTGATAATCCAACTGTTGATGTTGTAGTTGTTGTCGTAATTCCTAAAGTTGAATCTCCTCCTCTTGCTTGTCCTCTATCAATATCATCTTGTGTAATTTTATATTTCAAATACATTCTTGCGATGCCATCATAATGTCTCTCTTGATATATCTGGATAGCATCGTCTAACAGATCTTGAAACTGTTCATCTGCAACGTTAATCTCTAAGACAGGAAATCCAAGCTGTCTTTTTGCGTAATCTATTAATCCTTCTCTGGAACTTGGTTGAGCCATTCTTCACCTCTAAGTTGAAATACCTGTTCTTACAAGCACGTTACCTTCTACTATCTTAAAGAAAGTAGAACCAGAACTTACATTGACATCATATAGATATCTACCTTCAGATAAACCCCTAGTAATGGTTGAACCCATCGAAAGAGTCACTCTTCCATTCGAGTCACCAAGAGTCACGCCGAAAGTATTTGCAGTTCCAATCGCAGACTTCTTCATATTGCTTCTTCCTGTATAGTTAGAAAAATCTATACTCGAACCAGCAGAAGTTTTTACTGTGAATGTGGTGTTAAAATCAGCACCAGAAAATATGG